ATCGCCAGTAGATTGCTCGCCAGTTAATCGGTTCTGGTTTCCAGGTTCCGGCTTGAACTTTCCCAGCTGTTCAGCTACCTGCTCGATCGATTCCTCTGATGTTTGGATGGGCAAGCCGTGGTTCATCTCTTCTTGCATGAACGCATAGATCGCGTCCTGAAGCGGAACGCTGACCCTGGCCGAAACCATTTCATCGGTCCAGTCGGCGCAGGGTGCCAGGCGATGAACGATGCCAGCCGTGATGGTCCTAAGGCGTAGGGCCTCGTTGTGAGCCTTGAGCTTGCCCTCTGAGCTGGTCACCGGGCCGATGTACTTCAACCTGAGCTCTAGCTCTTCCTTTGTCATGACAACTGGGATGCCAAGCCTGCTGCTGAGGATGCGAATAGCAAGAAGGTGGGCCTCGGTTCGGTCAATCGCTTCTCCTTCTGCCAGGAGGTTGGACAGATCACCGGCCTCCTTATACATCACGGTTTGAAAGGAGGATTCATCGATCATCGCCCGTTCGGCACCTAGGAGGTATCCCCAGGCAGGGAACTCGATTTGGCCAATTCTTTCATCGCCAACCAGCTTGGCCTTCTGCTGAGGTACGACAACAAACGGGAGGTCGTTAAGACTCTGGTTGGCAGTCATCGCTTGCGGTGGTGGGCCGCCTAGCTTTCCGCCATGCTTCAGGTCAAAACAACCTAGAAAGGGATCACAAGTTGCGCGTAGACAGAATCAGGTACGGCTTGGCTTTCTACTGGATCAAAATTATCTATTATGGCCCCTGTGCCGCTTACTCCCCTTTCGCTCATCGTTGAAATAATTTTTTCTAGTATCATTTCTTCTGCTTTGCGATCATCTAGATTTTTGATCCTGTCACCAAAGAACAAAGCTGCTATTGCAGGCAGCCTTGATCGAACGGCTTCTTGTGGATCGTTGATCTTAATTGCAATCATCCCGGATTAATGAAACTGCATTATGCTTACCCTATCACCCCCCCCCACGGGGATAAGGGCTTTTTGCTCTTTCTGCAATCCTTCTATCGCCTCAGGTTCGACAACAGCAGCGCCTTTGACCGCTCTCCCAGCGGAAACGGCTTGATCCCTGACACCGGCAGCGTTCCTGTTACGGCTGCTGTCCATGGTCTTGCCGGCAGCAGACCACCATTTGCCAGTCTTGCCCCTTCATGCACCGCCGTTGCGTAGTTCGCTGACCAGGAATACAGAGCATAGAACTTTCCGGTGTACTGAAAATGGCCGCTCGCCCTCAGGTTGCCCGTGTCAATGATGTTCCTGATTGTCCCCGCTGTACCGCTGGTCCTTCTGCTCACCACAGGCCATTGCCACACTGGCGCCGTCAGGCTTGCTTGAAAACGTCCGAACAGTTCCGCCAGCACGATACGCGCTGCCTTCTGCGCTGCTTGTTCCGCCCGTTGCTCCAATGTTCCCGTCACCTTGGCATTTACTTTCATCCCTAGATCACCGTCGCAAAAACCAGGCTTAGCTTGTCGCCTAGCTCACTCCGCAGTTCAGCACCGATACCCCCGATCCCATAGGGAAACCCCAGGTCCATCAGCTTGAAAGCTCCCTGCAACCCCCCGTCCACGATCGTAGGCAGGCTGTCCAGGTCTCCCAAAAAAGCAGGCCCTTGGGCTGATGGCAACAGGCCGGCTGGCCGTAATCCCCCGATCTGCCATGAGAACGACCCTGAACCGGCAAGCCAATCCACACCGCTTGGCAGCTGGGCGTAACGGGTGATGTAGCCGCTCAGCTTCACCGTCCCCTCTGCCTTGCCCGCAAGTGCCTGTGAGCTGAGACCATCGCCTTTCAAAAAGGCCTCGATCACAACCGAGCTTCCAGCTGCTGGAACACCATCTCGCAACGTGCTCACGCTGCCATGGGGTGTCCATAGAAGCCTGATGTTGCTTATGTCCAGGAAGTCGTTTGCCATTAGCTACGCCTCAGCATTGCACAGCTGCCATTGAGAGGGTCAATGCCTAGTGTGCGTAACAGCCTGGCCTTGAGGAACTCAATACGCTGGCTGATGACGGCTCCTTCTGTCCCGGCTGGGTTACCTGTGCTGTACTTCACCCGTTGGAGGTCGGTGTTCCATTCCAAAACGTCGGCTTTGCTCTTCATGTCGTCCCGCGTGAGAGTCTTCCCAGGGATCGGGCCCTCATAGCTGCTGGCGTTACCAAGATGGGCTGTGCCATCAGCAATCTTGCCGCTCCATTGCTCATCTAATTCTTCTATTTCATCGATCCATCGCTGGCAGTGAAGTACTGTTTCAGGTGCTATCTCAGCTACCCTATTAAGGATAGATGTAATAATCTTGAGATTGTTGACTGACACTGGCCACATTGCGTAGGCCATGATTAGCCCCCGATCATCACGGGTTTTGGGCGTTGGGCCTATTTCGTTCGGTCGCCATAGAGTGCTGGCAACCGCCAGATCAGCCAGGCCATAATAAGGAATCTGGGCGCCTGCTGAGTAGCTCATCCCTTGCCAGTAGCCAGTGCTCTTTAGCTTTCCGAGTCGATGGGGCTTTGCCGGGTTTTGTCGTTAAATAGCCCTAGGAACAGTAAATCGACTGATGCTTCAACAAAACTTTTGACTTGTCTACTTAGGGTTTCGTCGGTTGCACCGTTATCCAGGACCAACATGGTCAAGCCGTGGACATGTGACCATAAGTGACCCATAACAAGCTCGCGCGTTTCTAGCGTTATATTTTCTGCTTTCACACCATGGTCTATGGTTGCGCCAATCCACACCAGTGACTTCATCTTTGCTACTACCAGTCTTGATTGATGCTCGACTTTTGATAATGACTTCGAGTACATCAAAAGGTATAGATTCTGATGTTTAATAGCAAACGAAACATAGTTGAAGCATAGGGCTTTTAGGTTTTCTGCTGTATTATCTCCAGTTTCTGTCATCGTCTTTCGCATTGCTTTAGATAGGCGATCAAACCCTGTAATCGCTATCTCTAACAGCAGCTCATTTTTGTCCTTAAAGTGTTTGTATGGTGCGCTTCTGCTTACGCCGCAGCGTTCTGCTACTTCTCTCAGCGATAGCGCATCATGCCCGTTTTCTTTGACTATTGCAAGCGACATGTCAATGACGGCTTGCTTTAGTCCTTCATGGTGATAACTGTTATTTTGCTGTTCTTCCATCTTGTTGCTGATCATACGGCCAGTATAGACCAGTCGTCCAGGCCCGTTTGGCCCCCTTAACCTATCGCAAGTCTTGACAGCCATAGCCGCCCTGTCCCGTCCAGGCTCCGTTCGACCAGATGGGCGATCTTATGGGCCGTCTTGCGCTCATAGCTCAGTGCCACCTCCCGTAGCGCCTGCCTTGTCGCTTCTTCATCCCGTTCCGTGATGACCAGATACAGCAGCAAGAAGGCATCAAGTTCGGCCGTCATCCGTTTGATCCGTGCGATTTCGCAACACTATCCCCCTTGTTGTAATACCACAACCCGCTAGCCGCTCTCTGCCTTCCTCGCGCCCCCCAGCCCCGCTGCCGCCTTCAGGCTCCGCTCAATCCCCGGCTGCAAACGCTTCTCGCTCGCCGTTGGCTTCTCCAGCGCCTTTGCCAGCACCGGGCCCGCCTCTGCCGCCTTGATCCCCTTCGCCGCGGCAAACGCCTCCACTCCCCGTTGGTGTTCTTCCCGCCAAAACTCCCCATCCAGCAGCAGATCCCGTTGCTCCGCGTCTTCTTCCTCCACCGCTTCACGCGACACAGGCACTGGAACGCAACGACACCTCGGGTGGAACGGCAACACCAGCTGATCCACCCGGAACACCAGCCCATTGCGGCTTACGCACGTTGGGCAGCTCCTTTCATCCATTGCCGCCACCACCCGGACATAGGCAAAGCCCTGTCGTTTTGACCGTTCCAGGCCCCCCCTCACATAGGCATTGGCCAGCTCTGACCTGGCAATTAACGCTGCCCGTTGTGACAGGCCCAGACGTTGGGTGATCCCATTTGGGTCCTTGCTGCCCATCAGGGCCTCCCGGATCCTCTTCTCCAGCTTCCGGGGCCCCCATCCCCTCGATACCCCTTCACCGACCGTCTGCACGATCGAATCCCTGAAGCTCGCGGCCTCACCCTCGATGTAGGCCGTTGTGATCTGTAGAGCCGCCCGTACCGCTAGCGGATCCGGCGCTGCGAACGGCACCGCTTTGGGTTTGGCCGCCACGATCTTTTGCAGTTCGTCGCTGATCTCTCCGCCACGGGTCGTCGCCTTCAGCAGATCATCCTCAAACTGCTCCTGCCAGCCCTTCAGCTCTTCGTCTCTCAGGAACTGCTGTGAGGCCTTCAGGATCCCCTTGAACTTCGTTGCTACCTCCCCGGCGCTGTAGGCCCCCGGCCGCCGGCCTGGCTTGCCGTCAGGGCCTGCTTCCAGGGGCCCAACGGCCTGCATGTAGCTGTTGTATGCCTTCCGTAGGTCACCAAGGGCATTGTTCAGGCTGCGGCGCAGCATGGCGCTTGCATTAGCTCCGCTCTGTTCTTCCAGGGCCTTCATCACTGCGGCGTAGTCATCGACTAAAGCCATGACGGCTTCGCCCTTTTTGCTCATCGGCCCCCTTGGTTAGGGGTTGTGGCCCTGCCACCTGTGCCTTTGCCACCCTGGGACCGGCCTGACGCCTCGGTAGTCACGGCAGCCTGTTGGCCGCCCGCTTGGCCCTTGCCACCCTGGGACCGGCCTGGCGCCTGGGTGGTCTCCATCGCCCTGGGCCCCGTTTGGCTTGATGGCAGTCCCAGTTCACCGTCGTAACTGATCGGCACTCCATCTGCCGGCTCCTTCTCTTCTGCCTCCCTTTCCAGTCGCTTCAGCTCATCCTCCACGCTGGTTGTCGAGCGGTTGATACCTCCCCGTTGCAGTTCCTCGATCGCTGATTCCTGGCTGATCAGCGGCTCACCGCCGGCTAACGCTTGCAGCTGTGTCGCCTCTTGCAGGCTGATCGGACGGTCATAAATCGTGCTGCTCATTTGCAACCCCGCACCGGCTTTCAATGTCTCACCCGTGTAGTGACACCAGATTGAGAAGATGCTCTGTAAAACGCTGGTCTTGCGTTCCGCCATCTTGTTGATTCCCGCCTGGGTCTGGGCTGCTTCCAGCCCCGCCTGCGTTGCGGTTTTGGACTGGCCCCCACCTTCCCCATACATGAAGTTGAGGGTTTGCTGCTGAATCAGATTCTGGATCTGCTCAATTTGTGCCCGCTGTTCCGCCAGTGAAGCGGCAGAGGGTTCAGCAAAATTGAAGCTCCCACCGATGTCAAGATCAATAAAGCTATTGGGACCGAGTGTGAGCGAACTCTTTGCCCCCCCAGGACCGGCCGGCGCAGCGCCAATCCTTACAGGAACAGGCATGGCGCACTTATGCGTTTTTTCTGTTAGGTCACTCCTACTCTGGTAATGCTCAATGTTGTGGGCTGCCACCTGCCGCATTGGCATTTCACCGTGGCCAAATCCGTGATGATCGGCTGAATACCAAACTACAGGGATGACAGGCAGCGGGCGTTTGCTTGCATCAACAAACTCCCCCTTGTCAACCAGAATAGCTTCAGCATCGTTCTTGTCGTTACGGTGTATTTCGTAGAGCGACCATCGCCCTGGTTCGATTACTCGATATTGGGCCATATACTCTACCCCAAAAATGCCGGCTGGTTTTTCAGCGATCTCAAGAAAGATCACCCGTTCCAGCTCTTCCACTCCATTGATGACGCTTACTCGCCAGTTGATGACATGCGACCGCTTGCGGGCCACCAGATAGGGCCTCCGCCCCTGGGCCGCTTCCTGCGCCCCTGTAGCGGGGAGATCCGCCGGCATGTCAACCAGTATTGCCATCCCGCCATCTCGCAACACCAGGGCATCGGCGGCCATGAAGAACGCCTTGATGCTGTTGCCCTCCAAGTCGATGTCATCGATCGCCTTGGTCAGGCTTGCCGGTTCGTCCTTCAGCGTGAACCGCGACAGGACACCAGCGAAACCCTCGATACCAGACCGAAAGAAATCACTGAAGACGGCACGGCCCAACCTGGCTTCATAGGCATCAGCGGGCTCTTCCTGTTCCTGTTTGAGGTAACCCTTTTCAACACCGCGCAGGAAAGTCCAGCAGTCATGGGCAACCTCCAAATCCTTTGACAGGCCAACCAATGCCGGGTGATGGAAAGACGGCAGCTTTGGATCCGTCGTCGGATCCGTGATTTTGGTATCCACCGCAGCCTGGCCTGGTTGCCTCAGGTTTCCGAGGATGCGGGCTACCGGCCTGGGTGCTCAATCGTTGCTATGCCTTTGCACCTACTGGGTTGGGCGTGAGTTTATCCACTCTCTCATCAATTCATCTTTATTTTCCATGTGGTAAAACTTTATGAGTTTTGATGATTGTTTGTCCGGCCAGTCGTCTATTGCTTTGCAGGTTTCGATCTCGAAGCGATATTCGTACCCGCCAATCGGCACATGAAAATGAGGGGGGTTGTGATCATCCGTATGGATTTCAAGCCTGCGAGTTGTTTTGCCTTTCCTTTTAATATCGACATACCACTCTATAGCGTTTGGGTTTGTGTTTGGAGCGTAGTGGATTTTCTCT